GTCAATGTTCATAGCACTTTGATCAAGAGGAGAAACTGATTTGGATTTCAAGACACTATGTAAAGATTTGAAAATAGAATTCTCATCTAATACACCATGTATCAATTTGGTTTCTTCACAATATAGATTATGACGCTTAAGAAAATCAGCATCTTCATCAGTCATGTAAGGAGTAGGATCTGAAGTCTTATCAGGCATGGTAAACACCATATCACGTTCTTTCAAGAAATCAGCATAAGACATGTGATTAAACCAATCACATCCCTTACGAACAGAACCTTTAACATCATCACCATAAACTGAAACAGCTACATTATGGCGAAAGGGTTCTGGGTTTCCATTCATGGCAGGATACATATGATAATATGCACTGCGCATCAATAGAGAATTGACAATACAATTAATATAAACTGTAAGATTTTGTCCAGAAGGATTAGATCCACAGTGAATAATCATATCACCATTGTAAGATACACAAGAATAAGCAATTTCAGTTGCAATACCCTTCATGATAATCTTATCTTCCATAGTATAATCACCACATTCTTCGGCAATGATAAGCATACATTTGAAAGCAGCTGTAATCAAATCAGCAGGCATACGAAGGTCATATTTACTATAATCGCCAGAAAAATACGTTCATCACCAAATTTTTTCATATGTCTAGCTAATTGATCCCATTCAGGACCTTGTGCATTAATACCAACTGCACATTCGGAAGTCAATGGAAAAAGAGAAAGCATACGAGCTACTGGTAAATAATATTTACGAACCATAATTTGGGTCGCAAAATCAGCAGCCTGAAAAACACGAACTTTGTCTTTACCAATTTTGGTAGGTTCGTCTTTTACACAAGCTTTAAAAATAGAATAACAACGCCTTCCATTTAAAAGCTCATTTTGCATAGATTCCACTTCATCAATAATCATCTGATCACATTCAGCAGGACATTGATGCTCAGGATAATCAATTGGATCAAGAAGAGTAATAAGTTCTCCTTTAGAACCAGTCAAAGGGAATCCTTTGGAAGTACCACGATTCATAGCATCAATAAATCTACAATTATCTCTACCACAAATAGTCTCCATATCAGAAAGAGGACGAAGTTCTTTAGTAGACATAGCATCAAACTGTTCACTGTTGAAAATTTCAACTAAATGTCCAGTATAATCTACTACTGCACGTGAAACTAAAGAAGGCTCAACACCAGCACTAGGATTTGCTGAATGTTGAAGTGATGTTTGCCACATTTTCCAACGATGAAATTTGGGAGGACC